TCTGTCTGGTTCAGGCGATGCAGCAATTGCCAGTTTAACTGTTGCTGATATTTTTGACAAAGTTGCCATTCTACGTGCCAACAAGTTGACTGGTCCTTTCTACTGTGTGGTTCACCCTGCTGCTGCTGTCAAATTGAAAAAGGCTCTGACAGCAACTACTTCGTTCCAAAATGCAACTGCCATTGGTTCTGAAGTCCTTAGTGGTTTCTACATTGGTACCATTGCTGGTTGCCAAGTGTTTGAATCCAGTCTGGTTCCTGTTGCTAGTGGTACTGCTACTGGTGCTGTGTTCACTGTTGGTGCTCTGGGTCACGCCATGCGCGGTGGTATTGATATGAATACCCTGTACTTGCCTGCTGCACGTGCAACTGATGTTGTATTGAAAGCAGTTGCTGGTTCAGCAGTGTTACAAGCCGGTTTTGGTGTTGCACTGAACACCAGCATCTAAACGAGTACTGTATGGCCTTCATATACACTGGCACACAGCCAAACAGACAAGTAGTTAGTTTTGCACAATATTCTGATGTTGTCAGCACTGACCAACGCTTGTTTGAAGCCAACGAAGGTCTTACTGAAATCGTTATTGATGACTTTCTGATTCGTAGTACACAACGTATTCTAAGTCTAATTAGAACAACCGCTTGGTGGGGCAGTCTTTATTACAAGACCACCCCCACCTCCGCTGTGGTGTTGAAGACAGATTTGCCACAAGTAAATCCTGTTTTAATACTAACTAGACAAGATGACTTTACTGAGTTATGTGTGGGATACGCCTTGTGGAATTACATACTACCACTGATTGCTGACTTCTCCAAAGAGGACAATGCTGAACGTGCAAAGATTGGATTCTATCAAGGCAAGTATCAATTCTTGTTTGATGAATTAATCAATGCAGGTGATTGGTATGATATGAATGCAGATGGTATTGTGCAGGCCGCAGAGAAACTTGAAGGGCATAACAGCCTTAAGAGAATCAGATGAGAGCAGAAATAGTCACATTTCTACAGGCAATTGACCCCGGAATCCTGGGTACATTTAAGGTTGCTCAGGGCTTGCCCTGGTATGATAATGGTGCACCTCTTTACCATCATAATAAGAAACATATCTATGTTGATTCGCCTGATACGAGTCAAAGTGCATTGTTTGATGCTATGAATGGTGCTGGTACAGCAATAGAAACAACAACGGTCAAAGTATACTTCGTATGCGATGCAAAACAACTACCTTCAAACACAGAACAGTTAACACAGGCCATTCAGGGTGCAAGACTACTATTCAGCACTGCTGGATATACTCAACGTCTTTGCCAAGTCAGCAATGACTATGTTAATGATGCCATTCAGGTCACGTTTGAATTTAGTTACAAGAAACTAATCACAAATTAAAGGAAAAAAAATGACAACTAATTATGTCGCAGCAGCACCGGGCTCAGCAGGTGCTCCATCAGTTACTTTAACAGTATCTGGTACCGTCGGAAACCTGGTTGTTCCAAGTCTTCAAGACATCACTATCAACAATGCTAATGATGTTTTCACCTGGACACAATTAAACGAAGCAAGTAAATTGCAAGTAGCCACTACAAGTACCAACAGCATCAGCACCAACGTTGTTGTTGAAGAAGCAACTTTCTTCGGCAATGCAACTGCCACTACTGGTAGTGCTGCTAAATTGGGCCTTATGGGTCTAAGCAGTGGTAAAACTCTGGCTGGATTCAGTGTTACCATGGGTAGCAAAACTATCACTGGTAATTGCTATATCACTGGTCTAGCACCTAAGATCTCTGCAGATCAGCCAGTATGGATTACACCTGTTACGCTAACTGTGTCTGGTGCATACACTATTTCTTAATTTAATTAAGATAGTCTGACAGGGCCTTTCGGGGCCCTTTCTCGTTTATATAAATAGATAGTACTAGGGAAGATTTATGGATATTCTAAATAAGAAAACTGATCAAGAGTTGCTCCGCAGTGCGCTGGGTGAACTTGCTAAAACAATGAATGAAATTCGTTGTGCCAAAGGTGACCTAGACAAAGCCACTAGTAGAATAAGTTTTCTACTGGTCCTGGCAAATAAATTGATTGAAAGAACTAAGGATTAACAGATGAAATTATCTCAATTGGCTTCAAAGCCACAACTAATTAAATTAATACTGGATGATGCTACTCTAGTGGAAAAGCATGGCGAGACCATTGAGTTTCACACCTACGATCGTCAACCACTTGATATTTTTATGCGACTTGCCAATACTGATCAAAGTAACATTGGCAATCTAATCGATGTTGTACGTACTCTTATTCTTGATGAAGACGGCAAGCAAATTATTGTTGGCGAATACATGTTACCCACTGATGTATTAATTGCCGCAGTTGCTAAGATCACTGAGATCCTGGGAAAGTAATTGGCAAGGAACCTGACTGGGAAAGTATTGATTTTAAAATGTTGATAACTCTTGACAATTTAGCAACTAGATATCATTGTTTACCCAGTGAGGCATTGTCTCGAGCAGACACCTTAGACCTACATATCCTAGATGTAAGTGCCAAATATGCTCAACGCCAACAAGACTTACGAGATGGAAAAATAAGTCTGGTGCCTAATCTAAGTCAGGCAAAGATGAGAGAAATGATTCAAGCAGTCAAGGAGCAATAATGATTCAAATTGACATTAAAATTACACAGAATATTTCTAAGGAGATTGCAAGTCTACAGAAACAAATTTCTGCTATTCCCAATCAGGCCCTGGTTGAATTTAAACGTCTAACTCCTGTGCGTACAGGCAATGCTAGACGTAATACCAGCCTGTCAGGGTCTGACACAATTGTTGCCAATTATTCATATGCACAACAATTAGATGGTGGGTCCAGTGTGCAGGCCCCAATTGGTATGGTTAAACCATTTGAACAATGGTTACGCAATAAACTTAAACAAATATTCGGAAAGTAATCAATGGCAACTAAATCAGACAGTTATGAATTAAATGTAAGCACAAGTCAGGCACAACAAAATCTTGCCCGTCTGAATCAGAGTCTTTCAAAGACCTCTGAAGTATTTGGCGGATTAAAAAACTTAGTGGTTGGATTTGCTCTTGGCGGATTTATCAAGCAAACCTTTGATATGGCCAACAGTCTAACTGACAGTGCAAAAGCCGCAGGTCTAAGTACAGCAACCTTACTAGCATTCAGTCGAGCAGTACAAGTGTCAGGTGGTACGATCCAGTCGGCTGCTGGCGGCGTTGATAATTTCTCACAGGCTGTTGATTCAGCAGCCACTGGCGGCGCCAAGGCACAAGATCAATTTAGACAATTGGGTATTACTTTAACTGACCTACGCACGCTGTCTGAAGAAGAGATCTTTAAAAGAATGATAGCAGGTCTAGGCACAATTGATGATACCTCTAAACGTGCAGCAATTGCCATGAGTCTGTTGGGCAAAGCAGGCAAAGGAGTTGAATTCGCCAATGTTGCTGACAAGATGAAACAGATGGCTGACGAGTCTGAGCGTATGAGCAAAGGGTTTGACCGAGCATCTGATGCACGCGAGAATGTTAGTAGAACAATGACTTTGTTCCAATCGCAGTTGTTACTGGCTCTGGAACCTATCTCCAAGTTAACAAATAACCTACTAGAGTCAGGACGAGCAGTAGAGATATTCTTAAAATACCTAATTGGTATAGGACTTGCTATTGCATCATTTACCCTGTTTGGTCGAGCAGTACAGTTAATCCGTTCTGGTTTTGCATTATTAGTTACTACCTGGGCTACGCTAACTGAGGTTATATCTGTAGGTACCGCCGGAGTTAGAGGATTTGGATTAATCCTCGAAAACCTTGGCCTAGTGGGGTTTGCTGGAAAATTACGTATCGTCGGTACACTCCTGGCAGAATTTGGTACCTGGGTCATGGCAAATATTCCCGGCCTGGCTGTGCTGGCTGCAGGTATCTATGCAGTAGTAGATGCACTCATGTCCGGAGTTACCTGGTTAAAGTCCTGGCTAGGTCTAACCAAAGAAACAACTGTAGAAGAAAAGAAACAGGTAGAAGCAAAACGTGAAATAATTGATGCTTATAAAAAGCAAAGACAAGAGATTGAATACACAAGTATTGCCTTTGCCAAGGCCAATGATGATATTATGAAGCAAATCAATCTTGACAATGAGTTGATTGGTAAAAGTAAAGACTATGCTGATTCAGTTAGAGCACAAGAAGATATCTTCAAACGTAATACTGATGAAATTCTAAAATTGCGTAAAGCCAAGAGTGAGTTATCAGCAGAAGAATTACGTGGCGGCCTGGGTGCAAATTATGATGCACAAATTAAGAAAATGGAACAAGTTACCATTGCCGACGCAGAACGAGTTGATCGAGCCACTCGTAATGCCAATCGTATTCAGATGTTGGATCAAGTACGTGTGTATGGGATTCAAAATCAAATTGACAAAGAAGGTCAATTAAAAACCCTGCAAGATGATATTGCCAAGTCGACTCTAACTGAAATTGAAAAGAAATATTACGATATCGACAGTGCAGCACGAGCAAGTGCCAAGAGTGCAGTTGATGCTGAACAAGCACGTGTTGGACGTCAACTAAGTCCAGAAGAAGCCGCCAAGTATTATTCTGAAAGCATTAAAGGAGTGGTTGCATTGAAGAAAGCACAAGGAGAGCAATACGATGAAAGTCGTAAATTCTCCACTGGCTGGCAGCAAGCAATGAATGAATATGTTGCCAATGCAACCAATGGTGCTGCTACTGCTGCAAGTCTATTTCAGAAAGCCACACAGGGCATGGAAGATGCTTTTGTGAACTTTGCCAAGACTGGTAAGTTTGAATGGAAGAACTTTGTAGGATCATTGACTGAAGAACTATTGCGTAGTCAAGTAAAGCAATTGATGGCCAATATGTTTACTGGTATAGGTGGCAACAGCACAGGTGGAGGTGGCAATATCATTGGCGGCATTACCAAACTACTTGGCTTTGCTGACGGTGGCTTAATTCCAACCAATGGACCAGTCATTGTTGGCGAACGCGGTCCTGAAATCTTAAGTGGTGCAGGCGGTAGAACAGTGATTCCGAACCATGCTCTAGGTGGTGGTGGTGGCGCAGTGACCTTAAATATCAGTGCAGTAGATGCACCAAGTTTCCAAGCATTAGTTGCAAGGAATCCACAATTCATACACGCGGTAGCCGAGATGGGCCGTAGAAGTATTCCCGGAGGAGGAAGATAATGACCACAGCATTCCAATATATATTTGATAATGCCAGTTCAATCAGCATTAACAAGCGTGCCATAGTTGCACAAACCAGCACCAGAGACCAAACAATT